TCGATGGCTTCTAACAAGGCTCCACCGCTTAACTTGTTTAGACTACCAGCGGGACGGCCAGCGCCTGGTCTGACTCCACCGCGGGCTTTTTTCACCAGGTTGTTTTCATCTGAATGTTTTTCAATGATTTCCATAATGATATTTATGAGATCAAAAAAAAGCCCCGCATAAAGCGAGGCAAAATGAACCCGGGTCTCTAATAAGACATCTGCCGGGACAGGTTTATTCTGCGGCCTCCAACAATGCTTGTAATGTTTTGTCAATGGTCTTTTGTATATGTTCATCAGACACTTGGATTGTCATAACAAATACTTGAACCAAATCACCATTACGAATGTCGTCGTATTGTTTGAATTTGAATGGGGCCTTTTCCCAAATATTGTTGATCAAACGATGATCATTGCCATCTTTGTATGCGACCACAACTTCTTTATATTGGACCGTAGAGATTTTCATTCTGCGGCCTCCAATTCTTCTAATTCAATTGATTCAACTGATTCAATGCGATCTTCATCCCACTCTTCATCATAATCATAATGAGTAGAATGTTCATTGCCAAGTTCTTGATCTTGTGCCCATTCTTCAATATCATCATAACTTTCGTGTTCGCCTTCAAGGATTAAGGCATACTCTTTGGGATCAATCTCAAGTGTGTGCGTAAAATGACGCTCAATTTTGATCCAGGCTACTTGTTCAACGATAACTTTCATTCTGCGGCCTCACAATCATATTTCAAAATTAATAAATTATTGAGATGCTTATATTCTTTAACCTCTTTAAGAGTAAGATTAAAGGCACTCATAATTTCTGCTTCATTAAGTTCGTCGAAAACTTTACGAGCATTGACATTAGTTTGAAGCATATTAATTAATGTCATTTTGCGGCCTCTTCAAATTCATCAATGCGTTGTTCAATACTCTTACCAGTAGTCAGAAAACTAATTTGGAACTCTGCCTGAATACGACTTTGGTGATAACCCCAGGGGCTACCATTCTCATCTTGGACCAAATAACCAATACCGTCTTCGGCTGGAATAATTTTATATGTGTGATGTTGAGTAAACATTACTAACCTTTCTCAGTGTGTTATACCAACTGCACTATTGCTGTTGATGTATAAATTATACAGCAACTCCTGGTATATGTCAAGAGAGATTTTACCAAAATATTGTTGTAAAATTACAACTCTTCAGTGCTCATAGATGTTATGCGAGGATCATCAAACAACTTGATGCGATCTTCCAAATATAACAATGTGTTGATGGCCTCATCAGCATCGTCCCAAACTTGTTTATCAAGTTCTTCTATAGGCGTGTCAAATGGATATGCTTCTTCCAATCGTTTACGGGCCAACTTGCAGGCTTTATAGTCTAATTGTTCAACTTCATCACGGGTGAGGAACATCAATCTCTCCTTGACTGTAATTTGGTATTGAGGAAACGACAACCTTTCAAACTCAGCAAGGTAGCAGTGGGTGTGCTAAGATCAACCCAAAGGCCCTTGTGTAGGTAATCGTGTTCGATATGTCGTTCATCAACTTCGGTATGATGCACATTGCGATAATAAAGTTCATTGGCTTCTACATAGGCCCAACCTGGACGGTCTTGATAGTTATTGTATAGGCTCATTCTTCACCATTATGCTATCATAATGTTTGTAAACTGCCAGGGCCTGTTGGCTATTGGGATCCTCTGCCATATCTGCATAGGGCAGGTCCTCACTTAGATAGGGCACTGGGATGTTGACCTGTAGGACCTTAGGCAGGATGTAACCAAACTCATCATCTGCTTCTAACTGATTGAGAATGGTTTTGACATCCCAACGGGTCAGTGTGCCATTGTGCAACATCAGGGTGAAATCACCTGCTAGGATCTTGTGTGCAGGCCGTTTTTCTATGGGGTTGAATGGTAGTATCTTGGCCATTATAGAAAACTTTCTCGAGTAGTCTGTATTTCGATATAATCTCTAGGATTGTTGCGGATCTGTTCTGGAGTTCCTTCAGTCATAAAGATCTTATGCACCCAGGCTGTGCGTAGTTGCTCAGGAGAGTATAATTTCTTGATAGCATTCTGATTGTCCATAGTCCAGCATTGGCAAATGGCCTGCCAACGATCTGGACCTACCTGTTCTGCGACCCAAAGTAAGGCATCACTGGCAGTAAAATTACCTTCAGTCCTACTCTTACCCATCTTGTTCAATTCCTCTACGATCTTCCAACTTTCTTCATCTGTGATGTAGGGGCTTAGGCCAAACATTATGCGATCGATATTCCAAAAGCGGTTGGTGGCCGCTACTGACACATTGGTAAATGCCTGCATCAGTCGCCCTGGTCTGTCATTTGGCTAGAAGCCTTCAAGAACCAGCAGAACTTGTTAAGATCCTGGATGTAGCCACCAACGAAATTGTTGACGCCATATTCTTTGTCTGCATTGCTGTCTTCAAACACCTGATTGGCCTGCTCAATACACATATAAATGGCTGAATCTAGATCCAATACCATAGTGACCGTATCTGGTGCTGTCTGTACATCTTTGACTTCACTTAGTTCGCTGATGCGTGTTAGGCTGAATGGGGCGATGTCATCACATTGGCGGATCAACTCGCCGATGTTGTCAATGTTGTCCTGTAGGTATTCATAGATCTTTTGGAATAACTTGTGATATTCATAAAAGTCATCACCTACTACCGCTTGATGGTATCCGTGTGCCAACACATAGGTGGCAAAGTTATCTGCAAATAATTTTTTTAAACTGTCAACTGTTTTCATTTTTGTTCCTTGTTTGATTTCCACGCTTTACACCAAAATCCTGCTCGGACCACAGCGTTGTTCCAACGACTGCATCGATCATTCACTGGATTGTAATAACCGCAGTTAGAGCATTTCTGGCCTGATGGCACATCAGCATTTGATGCAGATTGATAAGCAGGTGGTAGGCTCTTGGGTATTGGACTACCATCGGGATAAGTTCTATCTGCCACGATCAATACCCACCTGTACGACGAAGGCCTGTGATGGCTCCTGCACCGCCCATAGCATCATTGACGCCTGCTGAATCTTTCATACCTGTATAGGGTTTGGCCACTGTTTTATGAGGACGACTGTCTGGCTTGGCCATTGGTGGTTGTGCCATCTTACCGTGACTGGGCATCTGTGGCTTGTGCTGTTGTTGGCGTTCTGGTTTCATTTTCATTTTTTCATATCCTTTTTCATAGGTTCTTGGTAGCCTGCGGCGTGTGCGGCTTGTGCTTGTTTTACAGCCTGCGCACGAGTAGGATATTCCTTGCCGTGTCGGCCCCACTTGTAAACAGTTTTGCCGCCCTTGGTCATTTTGTGTATTGGCATAATTCGTCCTTAAATTATCATATATTTAATAAAAGCCCCATTTAGCCTTGGGTTTAGCGGCAGATTTCTGTAGACGAATCTCAACACCTCTACGCTGGCTGGCCTGTGCCTGTTCTCTGCGGGTAATAATGATGCAGTTATCATAACGCCAAGGCAGTTGTCTATCGATGCGTGTAATAGCATAATTGTCACTGCTTCGACCACGCTGAGCCCATACCTTGGGGTCTTTCCATAGATCAAACCAATCTTCAATGGTAAGTTCTACTTCTTCCTCACGATACCAACATTGACTGCGCCAACGCAGGAAAGGCAAGTGGCGTTCGTGGTCAAAGGGATCTTTGTAGCGCCAAGCATAAGGGCGTGGACCTGTATAAATTGTCGAGGGTCTTGCCATTATGCCATCCTTTGGTGTATAAACTGGCAGTAGTCTGGATCTATCTCTGTGCCAATACTAGTTCTGCCCAGGCCTTCTGCTACTAACAGGGTAGTGCCACTACCAGCGAAAGGATCATATACAATATTTCCCTGTTGGGTAGTAAGTAGGATGCAGTTAGCCGCTAATTGTTCTGGAAATGGAGCGGGATGACCTTGTTGGCGTTCTGGAGGTATCACCCAGACATCACTGCGATATTGATCATCAACTTGTTGTTTATAGACCGTGGGTTTATCTTTGCAGAACCAATAGATGCGTTCAGTAGTGCTGAATAGATATCGTTCATCTAATGCCATAGTAGATTTACGATGCCAAACTATTTCTTGATAGAACTGGGCGTTAGTCTTTGCCAGCCATTCCATAGGATGACTGCCTTTGCGAGCCCAGTTGCGTATCTTATGTTGATAGAATATTGATCCAGTAGGTTTGATAATACGGTGGCATTCATCAACTACTTGTATTTGCCAGGCCTGATATTCATCTTCTGGCATATTATCCTTATAGGTAGCATAATCTATATTGGCCTTGTTCCATAATTTGGTTGATGTTCTAACTCCACCTCTCAATCCTTTTTTATTATAGGGTGGTGAGAATAAGATTGTATCTATAGAGTTATCTGCTTGTGTCCGCATCCAATCCAAGCAATCTTGTTGATATAGTTGATAGGTCATTGCATCCTTTGGTGTATAAATTGGCAGTAGTCTGGATCTATCTCTGTGCCAATACTGTCTATGTTCATTTCTTTGGCTACTACCAAGGTGGTGCCTGTGCCAGCGAAAGGGTCATAGACTATGTGTCCAGGTTGTGCTCCTGCTACATTGAGACAATGACGCACTAATTCTCTGGGAAATATAGCGGGGTGTTTTTTGGTGCCTTTAAGTTCAGCAGTTTTATTACCACCAAAAGATCCACAGGTTTCATAGGGTATATGCCAATTATTGACTGTAGGTCTCCAATTTCTGCCTGTGCGTTTAGTATTATCAGCGGCCCAGGCAGGTTGATAAGGAACACCAGAAGATGCGATATCTATTTCAGTATCACCATTTTTAGTGAAGTGAAACATCATTTCGTGTCCATTGGGTAGATATTTTTTGCTGGCTGTAACTACTCCGTGTCCTCTGACGTGTCCATCTATTTCTATACATTTGCTCCATATTATAGAGTTTTGTATTTTCCAGGGTATTGAGTCTGCTACACGATAAGGCAGTAGTGGATCTTTACGGGTTGGTGCTATGTTTAAAAATAAATGTCCAGAGAATTTAAGTATGCGGCAGGCTTCTGTCCATATATCTCGTTGCCAATCAAGATAATCTTGTGCCGTCATTTTATCGCCATAGGTATTGTAAGCAATGCCAATATTATAGGGTGGCGAGGACATTATGATGTCTATAGTGGCGTCTGCTTGTGTCCGCATCCAAGCCAAACAATCTTGCTGATGTAATTGATAGGTCATTGCATCCTTTGGTGTATAAACTGGCAGTAATCAGGATCTATCTCTGTGCCTATGCTGTCTAATCCCAATTCTTTGGCGGCTATCATAGTTGTGCCTGCTCCAGCAAATGGATCATACACCATATCACCTCGACGAGCAAATAGTTTAAGACAACGCTCTACCAGTTGTGCGGGCATTTGTGCTGGGTGGTCTTTTTGCCTTGCTGGTGCTATGCTCCAAATATGATCTTTAGCCCAGGCAGTTTGTTCTGGCATAGTAATAAGACTATCCTCTCTTTTTGTTGGACGATAGATATCACCTTTGCTGAATATTTGAACATATTCAGTTGAATACCAAAGATAAATCTTGCTGGGTATGCCCATACTTCCAGCCGCACCACGATAACCGTTTATGGTATTCTTTTGCCATATACGCTCACCGTACCATAGTAAGCCCGCACTTTCAGCGGCGTGATGGACCCAATGATGATATGGTTCTCTTGCACTAAATTTTGGTTGTATATTGATGATAAGCCTACCTGTGTGTTTTAATACACGACTGGCTTCCGCAATCCAGGCCGCTGTCCAACTACGATAATCTGTGATGTCATCTTTATAAGTGCCATAGGGCATATCAAAATTGTATGGGGGGCTTGTCAATATAATATCCACTGATTCTGGAGATTGAGCCCGCATCCAAGCCAAACAATCTTGCTGATGTAGTTGGTATGTCATTATGTTCTCTTTTTATATTCTAGTGCTTCTGCCACAGGCCAATGGTAGTGATATAGTCTGCTGTAGAGTGTGCCTACCGGTATGCCTCTATATTCAGCCCATTGCGAGGCAGTCATCTTTTTATTTCGGTATTTTAATATTAGACAAGTACGCTGACGATTGCCACGCACTTTCTCAGTGCCATAGTCTAAGTTCTTCAATGTCCAACCCTGAGTTTGATCTTTGCGTATCAACATCTCACCCGGTAGTGGCAAGCCCAGGTGCTGTTCAATGTCAGAGGCAAATGATCTAAAATTATCCCAATCACAAGTCCAGCCATACTTTTTTGCCTGGGCATATTGTTTATGATTGGGATTGTTTAGGGTATATTGAATGTAGGTCCATTTACGCCATAGGGGATGTTGAGTATGTGTCATAGTTCAAATAATCCATTGCCAAATATCATTTGATTGCCCCTAGCGTGTGGAGCAATGACCCGTGGTGTTTCTCTAGGCAGGTCTGGTGAAGCCGGTGCCTTCAATGACTTGGGGCGAGGACCTGCAAATGTAACCTGAGGAAGGTCAGGTTGGATGTAGTTGATGATCTCACTGACATAAGCCAAACCATCTGCTTGCTTAATGGTTAGGTCTCGCTGTGTGCCTCTAACAATATTGTCAATCATTCCATCAATGAATGACACTAGTGAATTTTTGGCATAGCCCATACCAGCACGGCGTTTAGGCAAGTTCTTGTCAGGTGAATTCAAGACATCATAAATCTCACGGATTTCTTTGTCTCTATTCTTGGCTAGATCTATCAATAGGTTTTTATAGGCCATCAATAGATCTTCTTTGATCCAACTCATATCCTCTGAGGACACTGACATATAATCAGTGGTAGCCGAGGTGTTTTTAATTTTGTATGTGATCTCTTTGGTATTCATTCATATCTCCTTATCTTTATAATACACGATGTATTTAGTTAAATCAAGAGATATTGGTTATTTAAACGGATCTATTTGATCATAATAAGTTGCCAAATTAGCATATACAAATCTAAATTGTTTTGATGTATAATGATCTTCTATAGAACAGAAATCACCTATACCACATAAGGTCTGATATATCTTACCAGGAACAATATGATTATTTGATAAGTTCCTAACAAAATAATCAATTAATTTTTTAAGTGATTGAGCACTGATATCTTCATTGACAATTAGATCTTCAATGAGATCCCAATCAATCTCATTATGATCTAAGAGATGATAATGTAAGCGTTCAATTTGATTTAGTAGTGACATTTGTTTTCCTCAAGTAAGTTTATATTGTAAGGTCTTTTGCAAGACCTGATCAATATATAAATGAACCAATCGCTAACGCTCAATGGTTCATTTTTAATATTTCTCCTTCCCACTCCAGGCAGAGTGAATGCACCCTGTTAAGGGTTAGGTGCAAACACTCTCCGACTCCGGGCGTCGTTTCATTGCAATAGGCTTATTTGGTTGGCTGTGGGTTCCTGCTATGGGCTCTGTTCCTTACCCTACCTATAACGATTTTTAAGATCCACTCTCAGGTGCTTTTTATGGATCATTGCAGAATGGTCACTCAAACTATGTTCTAGTGTCCACACAGACTTTGTCGTAAGTTCTCTGACCTACACCATTTACGATTGAACAAAGCAGGGAAAGCGTGGCCATATGCTTTAAGGCATCCTCTCATCAAGAGGGTAGTGTTCAAAAGCCCATCTATAGCGAATGGATCTGGTTGCCGTCACACATCAGAACGGATTCACCAACGGTATTATTATTTGGCCCGTCAACCTTGTGCTATATAATTTTGGTTATTGTATTCAATGACATTAATAACGCAATAATATTTAGTTTAACATTTTTTATAGGGTAAAATATAGAGATTTTTTAATCAAAAAAATGGGCGACCTTAGCCGCCCTTGAAACAATCTACGATTGAGTATATTGGTTTGCCTTTATATCTCCCCGCACCTTGGATTGGGACTTGCCTAACAACACAATAATAATTATACAGGTTTAATATAAAATGTCAAATATGTTTTAACCAAACAAAAGCCCACATTGCGTGGGCTCTTGACAACTTGCGTTGTTGGTATAGTTAATGTCACTCAACCTATACCGCGTTTCGAGGAATGTATAGAGGAAGCCAAAGATAATCAGATTTAGGAGATCGTAAATGTCACAGGAACTCTCCCTCTACACACTATTTATATTGTATGATCTTTCCTGGTGGGATTTCAAGTTCTTTTCGGCAGGTTATGCACTTTTTTGCCCATTTAGGATATCGGCTTTCAAGGTTTTTGATCCATATCTTCTGTTGGATTGGACCCTGCTTGATCTGATCACAATCACTACATAAGGTCGGTTGGCTCTTGGCACGAGGCAAACAACATTCTTCATAATGTGTTTTGGCCTGTGTATTGCTCTTGGTGCGTGGGGCTAATTCCAGTAGGGGCTGTACTCGTTGTTCAAATAGGTGTTTTTCCATACACCTATTTAAGGAGTCAAATTATGGATGGCGTGTCAATATGGTTACTGCTACGCCAATCAGGACACCAATCACAGTTACACAACTGCCGATCATTATCTTGAGGATTTCCATCTTAAAGTTTTCGATGCTAGAACCCATATGATCAAACTTAGCATCCAGGCTGTCCAGGTGTTCTTTAATTCTTTCATAGCGTTCTGCACAGACTGCTTCGTGTTTTGATAGATCGGTTTCTACTGTCATTGGCTTCTCCATTAGACTGCTAGGCCTGTTTGGATATAACTCCAACGGCTGTTTGTAGTATCCCAATAGGCCATAGCACCACCATTATCATTGACTGCCGCAATAGCACCTACCTGACCAGTTATGGCACGCAGGGCTGTGGTAGTGTAGTTTGGCACTACAGGAATCGCTGTAAACACCGCTGTACTAGTAGTCATCGATAGGGCTGTGAATGAACCTGACTTGTCTGTGAATTTATGTGTGTCGGCACCATATTGGTTCAAACGATCATCAAGGGCCAAACGATTGGTCAGCGTGGTTGTGCCTGTGTTGACAGTCTGCAACTTGATCCTTGATCCGTATGCAGATCCACTGAAAGTTTCAATAGCATCAACACGCAGGTTAGCAGTTAATCCACCGAAACCAGTTGAGTTAGTAGCATTCATACCTTCGAATGTGATCTGACCAATATCATCACCTGATTGCAGTGCATTACGACGACCACTAACACCGTTTTGTCTGCTGGTCACGAAATAGATAACATTGGAACCTTTGATGTTGGCTGTGTCAGCAGTGCTATCAGTCGAAGGAACACCAAACAGTTCAATCACACCATTGGTAAAGTTGGAGATAGTCTTACCATAACCAATACCTAGGCTTGTGCCATCTGAACGGATCAGTGTAGCAGTGGTTTGAGGACCAAAATACAAGTTTAGAGGACCTGGGCTTGTTCCACCTGTGTTATTAGTGATTGCCTCAAAAGCCTTCATCATACTGCTACCATCAGCATTAACACGGATATTGCGAGGTTGGACTGCTAGACTGAATTGTGTTCCCGCATTGGTAGTTGTTGATCCAGAAATCACAAAGTTTTCACTAGCATTCACATTCAATTGGAATGTGCCAGTTGATGCCAAAGCCGCTGTGCCTGCATATGGTTGTGCAGATAATTTCAACAGAGCCTCGCCCGAAGTCACCGCAGTTTGGCTACCTGGAGATCCGCTGTGATAATTGCTTTGCACTAGACCTGTATTGGCGTTGGCTATGTTGCTCAATGAAGCAGAAAGGAAAGTCACTGAACTGGTTGTATATAGGGCCTGATCATAAGAATTCAAAGGACCAGTAGGACCAGTCGGGCCAACATTACCTTGTGAACCAGTTGGGCCAGTTGGGCCAACATTACCTTGTGAACCAGTTGGGCCAGTTGGACCCTGAGGACCAACATTGCCTTGTAGACCTTGTGGACCAGTAGGACCTACAGAGCCTTGTGAACCAGTTGGGCCAGTTGGACCCTGAGGACCAGCACCAGGAGCAACAAATGACAAGTTGCCTGCACCGTCTGTGGCAATAACATCACCAGCCGCACCATCTGTGGTAGGATATGTAATGTTGTTTAACTTGGCACCATTACCTGCTGAGAATAGACTAAACACACTGACACCTGAATTCTGCACATCCATAATTTCAGTATTGGCACCTTCATCAAAGAACTGCATCTGTCCAGTATTGATCTGACTGTTGCCAGGTGTTAGACGGAATGTAGGTTCAGTTTGATTAGCGGCCAATATGTATATTTCATCAGCGTGGATATCAAATTGGTTAGTTGATGTGCTGACAATATGTGCGCCACTTGGGAATACAAATGTGCCATCTTGAGTAAAGATAAAATTACCATTGGATCCAACACCACCAGCCAGAATTTCTAATTGGTTGGTCATAGTGTTGATAATGGTAGCACCATTAGGCAATACAAATGTGCCTGTATTGGTAAAAGTCCATACATTACCATTGCTGTCGATGGTCAAGCCACCAGCGTTGGTATTGAATAATTGAACAGGACTTGCAGATGAATTAGAGTCGCTGGGGAAATATACGCCTGTTGTGCCATCTTGTGGACTGATATAGATATCGCCTGTGTCTTTGTTCCTTAGCCAAGTGCCATTGATGCGTAGGTCACCGGTAAAGGCAGTGCTTTGGACTGTGTCATCTGGGAATGTCAAACCATTTTGATCAACAGTCAATCTGGCTACATTATCACCAGTATAGAATTTAACACCTTGGTTACCTTGTAACCAAATATGATCGCTTTCTACACCAATAGAATAGTTAGGATCATTGCCATATAGGCCAATACGAATATTATTGAATGATCCATCTGGAGGACCGTATGCACCTTGGCTAGCATAGATAACACCACCATTGCCAACAGTTAAATTCTGGAACTGGACTGAACTGGTTGTGCTCAATGGTTGGTCGGTAACTGCATTTCCATTGATGCTTAGATTGGCATTTTGGTCGATGGTTAAACTTTGTCCACCGATATAGACAGTAGATGAACTTACATATAGGTGACGCCATTGATTATAAGGAGTTCCCAGGTCAATAGCCTTGTTGGCAGAAGGAACCAGGCTATTATAAACTGTTAGGGTCGATCCTGGACCTTGATATGTATGTAGACGATCTGTATATAGATCATACATAACTGCACCATCATCAAAACGCACAGGTTGGCCGCCACGGAAATAAATTTGACTTCCAGTATCACCTGGAGGAATAGCAGTTAATTCAAATATAACTTCTCTACTACTTAGATAGTCAGTATAAGAAACTGTCATACCACCAATATTTAGGCTGGTTGAAGTAGTATTGTTAGTGATGTTAAGATTGGCAAATGTTACATTGCTGTTGGTAAACAATTCCTGATTGGTCACTGTTGATCCGCTACCTGTGCCAGTACTGGCGATCAATACCCCGCCTGTAGTGGTCCCATCACCTACCCATAATTGTTTTTGGTCCGTGGTCCAAATAGGTTCCCCACTGGCTGGAGTAATTGTTTGTCTTTCGGCATCAGTGCCTTGTCTAATCTGTAGTGCCATTTTGTTTTCCTTAAATTATGATAGGACCAAATGTCCAATGTCCTGTGTTGGGTGTGTTGATCGTTCCTTGACTACCCAATAACTGCGTTATTAAATCCTGCCAACTTTGTCTATTGAAAGGTGGTGTTATATTACCAAAGTTAAATCTACCATCATCATAGGCTGTTATTTGAACCGTTTGATCATCAAATTGAATGCCATTTGGAAATAATGGTGGTCCACTAAATTGATAATTTCTGATCCTATTAACACCCAAATCGCTATGATTATTATCTGTGCCCAATCTTGTGTAATCAGCGATACTATTAACTTGGCTGGTAGCAGGATGTATGCCATCTCCGTGGCCGGCGATAATATCAACTCCTCTTAGACCATTTATATAAACTTTACTTGAAGCAGTGGTTATGATATTTTGATCATAGGCTCTACCAGAATCATAACTATAAGAATCTATCGTTATGCCATAATCAGTAATTGTTATAAATCCTGGTTCGGAATGATTACTAGATTTAATTCTATATCCATTGGTCAACATATCCTGACCAAGGCTTACATAACTGGTACTAGATCCTGCAAACGCATTTAAATATCCGCGTTCATCGACACTTAAATTAGATCCAACATTAAGATATACTGTAGCCGTTCCATATGCATCAGTAGAAGCATATAAAGGAGCATTTCCTCTTACTCCATTAACAGATCCACCACCACCTCCGCCTGTTGCAGATAATACACCACTGCCATCAATAGATAATCCATTACCTACTTTAATACCACCTAAGGTTGATGCACTGGCTGTGGGTAGGACATAAGTTCCTGTGCTACCTTGACTTGAACTATATTGAATACTACCATCTGGAAATTGAATGCCAAAACCAGGCGATGATAATTTTATATTGCCGCCTTTAAATTCGTGATATCCATCATACCAATAATCTGAACCATTATTATATGTTGAAGAAGTAACTGAATATACGATACTATTAATATTTTTAGTTTCATTGGTTAAAACTCTATTATGTCCTATTTCGATAGAACTATAATGTTGAGTATCACCTTTTTTCGCTTCTAATAATATTCCTGAACCATCGGCATATACCCCATTTAAATTATATCCACTAACAATATTAATAATACCATCGCTATATAAATCAATTTCGGGAACTTGGGTAGGATGATCATCGTGATAATTTGATACCAAACTAACCACACGACCATCATCAGTAAGATTGATTGATGACCTAGTAGAATCATTACCCGGCAAGATAGATATATTATTTCTTATGTGTGTAGAAGCATTTACACCCGTAATAATATTATGACCATTGGTAGTCAAATCTGTAGATAAATTCCAATAATTTAAATCACTTAAATTAACCCAAAGGGCCGAACCTACTCCATCAGTTGATAAAACTTGTCCTGTCAATCCTTGATTTAAAGGATATACTAATCCATTAAGTTCAAAGATACCATTAATCGTGCTACCAGTTTCGTGTACTTCTAAAATACTAAAATTTCCGTGCCTGCCTGCAATATAATCAGTATTAATATTTTGATTAACTGTAAGATTATCGGCAACAATCCTATTTGTTGCAGTGATATTATCGGCTGTTATACCATTATTAAATATTGCCCGTTGATTGAATGTGCTTGTTGAATTTGCTGTTATCAATCCATTGAATGTAGAAGTGGTATTCACTACTAATTCATTAGCAGTCACCCTTTGAGAAGATGTTATATTTCTAGCAGTTAAATCTGCATAAGGCATCAGGACCGTAGAATCAAAAGTGGCAGTTCCTACAAATTCACTAATGCCATCTATATATAAAGGACCTTTAACAGATAATCCACCATTAGATGAGGCAGGACCTACTGTTAAACTGCCAGAAATAGATGCATTACGACCTACAGATAAATCGCGGATAACATTAAGTTCTTTAGATATCGTTGCGGTATTAACTACATTAAGATTGCCGGCCAATAAATTATTTGTGACCGTTAGATGATCGCGTGGTGCTTCATTCCATACCACGCGACGCCACATACCATTGGCATAATTGCCCACGCTGTCTGGTGTGCCTGCGTTGCCTAGATCCTGTGGCGGTGCTATTACTGATGTTAGTGTTGTTAAAGTGCCAGTTGAACAGGTATAGAGACTATAGGCATAGTTGACTATGTCGCCTCTATAATAGGTTGCTCCTGAAGTCCAATCGCCTTTGTAATAGTTGTCAAAATCATCAACTTTTAATTCAACTGCATTAACATAGATGCTGGTTGTGGTTAGATAAGTTGAAAGATTGACAATCTGATTAGTTGTTGTTATGGCAAAACTAGGTGTCGCTGGCGCGGTAACATTTACCGTAGTGGCTATGCTGGTAGCAGTAACTAGGTAATTGGTTGCGCTGACTAGAATGTTATAAGCCACGAGCGTTCCTTAAATTAAACTGACATATCCGGTGGCTGTGGTCAATGTAGGATCACCAGGAAGGACTCCAGGTTCCCAGGCCAATATCTTGGCTATACGATGACTATTGATCTGTCGTGGAGTAGAATTATCACTCCAGGTTAGGCTCATAACCAATAGTGGAGTATTGGTGCGAGCATCGGGTAAGATCTTATCTGTGTATAATCCACCTGGATGTGTGACATTAACTATGCCACTATAGGTATTGAGAACTTGTATATATGTTGAAGTATTAACTACTGCGCTGGGAAAATATCCCACTACACGACTTGTGGCAAAGTTTGGTAAACCTGTGATACGATCATATGTGATAGTATCTACTATAACCGTTTGGGCTTGTAATTCGAAGTTCCAACCCTGCACATTGGTTGCAAACACATAAGCGTAGGTTTTTTCGCTTGATGGGAATGTTGATTCTACTTGGACATTATCCGGACCGCCAAGCCATTGTCCTACTGTTAATACACCAGCCATATTGTTCTCCTGAAGGGTGAAATTATTGGGCTAAGGCCCAATAAAGTTTGCTGTTTCAGTTATTTAGTGATTACCCCAATTTCACCCAATTAGATCCATTATAAAACGCCACATATGGTGTGCCAGTGTTTGCGTGAGTTGGCACAGGATCCCATCCTCCTACTGCATTGTCTGCCAGAGCAATAGTGCCTTGACTATATGAGGCTGGTGCTGAATGCAATGGTGTCAGGTTAGCAGTCTTGCTGATATTTAAAGTTTGGTGGCTGGCATTGGGCGCACTTAGGGTTGAATTATTGGTTGAATATATAACACCTGTATTGTATTCCACTCCTACATAACCACCAGCACTGGCACTGTTGACCATATTCAAATAAAAGTCTGTAGATGATACTGTGTGATTGGTATTGACATTTATAGCATCGGTAGCAGTATTGGCACTGGTAGCATTACCTGCTAGAGCATTGTTAAGCCAGGTAAAGGCATATGGCGGACTAAAACTACTGACGGTGGTGCCACCTTGACTATTACCACCAACAGCACGAGCGATAGCATAACCTGTATAGGTAGGTAGGGTGGTTAGGTCATAGGTCACTAATGTGCCACTGTTAAAGAATGTGCTGGCACCAGGTATAACGGTCTGTAACAGTTGATAATCTGTAGCAAAGGTTGAGGTTGAAATCCAAAACTCCATACCTGTGACATTACCACCTGGTGGCACTGTTTCATATAAGAATCCTTCGCTGGCATATGGTGCTATCGGTGTCAACACATTGTTAAAATCAATAGGCATACCAAATGTATCCGGTGTATAATAATGCGGATTCATCGTGGTATAGATTGAATCATTATAAGCAGTACAGGTCAATTGAACACTTAGGAATCCATTGGCATCCTTGGCCTCTTTGATCTGTGTAACGCGAAATGGCTTGCCAGGATAATATCCATTATTATATTGACCAGGGGTCCATCCATACCATTCGTGTTTTAATGCGATAACATCACCTGCGTTAATACCAATGCCTGAATAATCCATTGCAAAATTGATTACAATATCTTCGCGGCTCATAAACAACTTGCGATAACCTAAATAGGTTGCTTGGATGCTGTCAGTAACCAAAGGAAAGTTTATGTCAGCATTGTTGTCTGGTTCATTAGGTGATACCAATTCAGGACGATCTTGTTTTAAAAAATAATAACGATAGTCTACCTGATTGATAATGTCTTTGTTAGGGAATGCCAAAGATATTTTATTAATACTTGTCTTGAGATCAGTAGGCACTAGATTAACACCACCTATGATCTGATCGCTAGTAACCACTCGCATCGTGCTGGTAGATCCACCTGCCTGTTCAAGGCTGATGTTCATAATCACACCCCATTGGCCCAATCTTTCATCCCATTGGATCCACGAATCACAAGCATCTGTCATATAATTTAAATTGGTCAGGCAATCACTATTGGTATCAATGATGCCATTGATTTGATAGGTGCTGGTATTGGTCACCGTGTTGCCCATAGTGTCTACGATGGACAAAGGTTGTTGACTATAATAGTTTAAGGTAGCCAATGATGCTGTGTTGACATTTTCAATAGGAATACCACAACCATAACTATTGTTGGTAAAATAATCTAGGATAACATCACCGGGGTTATTCAGAGGATTGATGATTTCAATATCCATCGATCCTAATCCATAGATACCTGCCTTGCTGTTATAATGCAGTTGGATAACAGCAAACACAGTATTTTTCATCATAGTGGCTGTGGTCCATTTGGTAGCATCAGGAAAAGCCGCATCTTGTAACAAGGTCACAGCATCTACTGTGGTAGCACCAGGAACATCATTACTAATATCCCAAACATTATCACCTACTTCTGTAAAGGTCGTGCATAGGTGTGTGGTGCCTGTAACAAAGGATCCATCTTTGTAAAACCACATCTTGATATTGCCAGCCGGTTTATTATTAATCCTACCAGCATTGCGACTATGGCGTTTAGGTGGGCTCCACCAGGCTGTAACATTCTCAGGATGATCTGGATCAAATATCAATCGCTTGCCATCATACCATACCTCACCAATACTAACATCACCGCTGGTCTTTTCACTTAAGGCCAGAACATAATACATATATTGCTGATCATTGCTGATTAATGCATCGCTAATAATAGGTTTACAATATCTAGTGCCATAGGCTATGGGCAGTTTGTTATCTGTGTTAGGTCCTAACTGTACCTGTGTTCCAGGATCTTTTGGTTCCTTGGGAGGTTTATAAAATAGGCTGGCAATGGCAAAGGTAGTGACCAAACGAATACCAAAGGTGATAGCAGTGGCAAGGAATGTGCCTGCGGTTACACCTAAAAATTCAAGGACAAAAGGTGCGATCAGTGCGGCTGGCATATATACATCTCCTCAAGTTTATCAAATCCAAAACGATCATATTTTAGATCAGGACTTGTTACCATCTTGCTAATGGTATAATATTTGATTTCTTTTCTTTCAATCAATAGGTCGCCTACTTCTTTATATTTCATCAACATTCTATAACCATCAGTAGAACCACGATATTCAGGACGCACCCACCAGGCCAATTCATTCATACAGCGAATCTTTTGATCCCACATATTGAAACTATAGATAGCCAATAGCATACCACGGATCTTATCTTTGTGTTCGCTAATTAGGATTAAACCTCTATCCTGTTTGATTACAACATCAACCATCTGTTTGGCAGTGGTCTCATCTATATCAGCGTGTGCCTTGAGAGGACTGGCCAGACGATATTCACGCAACATCGCGTGGATCTCTGGAATGTCTCGTTCTGTAGCAGTTCTTATCATATCGGAATACCAAAGTTAAATGTCTGATCGTGGATAGCCTGCACACGATCCATACCTGTATCATAATCAGGATTGGTTGGCACGCCATTAACATCATATTGTGGATTGACACCTTGGTTCCAACTGATACCATTAGTATGTCGTCCGGCAAATCTATTTTCTAATACTGTCTTAAATGAACTACAATTTAGACTTAGAGTGAAGATATCTTTATCTTCAACTCGATCTTCTTGTATGTGATAACTGGTTACGATGCCTGTATAGCGTAGTTGCGGTGTGTCGATCAGGTGATAATTTCCGTCATAAAACCCACGCCATATCTGGATTTTCGACCCTTTTATGCCTGAATGATAGGTGCCTGTGGCTGGATTATAGCCTATTTCTAACACCAGTCTAATCTGATTGGGGTCAATGCCTGTTAAGGTTACTTGTGTGTCAAAACTGGTTACACTGAGATCTCTTTGGTGACCGCTGATGCCCAATAGGCCACCTAGGGCTGTGAATGTGCCGCTGGATATAGAACTTACACCATTCTGGTCGGTAATAGTCTCATTCTGGAAACTGGTTGAGAAACTGTAGACTGTGGCAGTAGAACTTAGTGGATTGGTAATTGATAATCGAACAAATTCAGCATCCTTGATACTAGGACTGGCCAAGGCCGCATCAATAGCAGGAGTAAAAATTGCCATTAGACTTCTCCTGTATACTCGTGAAGTGTAAACGGTCCAGACCAATTGACCAATGCTGTGCTACCACCCGGATTGATCTTGTAAGAAGGTGTATCATTACAGAATACGCGGAATTGTACTGCATTACCTACCACTAGACTTTTGCCATTAACTGATGAACCCATAAAGTTAGGACGATGTGTTTGCAGGGTAATGGTAGAACCGACTCCTCTCAATACTGTGTTGACCACAGTGGTCGGATAAGGCAAGGTGGCCACTTGGATGAAATCGCCTTTGACAAACATTTCAGTAGTAGATCCCACAGTGGGCAAATTGTTTAGGACCAATTGTGTGCCTGTCCAACTCTGTACAGTGATTCCGGACAACTGTCCTGGAGTCAATGCACCTTGATATTCAAACATATAACTTAGGCCCGAACTGGCACCTGTTGAGGTTGAGAATGACACAGTTTCAGCGTATCGGCGATCTAGATAATCGATTTCTTCAATAAGACCTCTAGCATCTCGATAGTTTAACATAGCAGGCACTGTTAAAGTAAACTTCCAAGGATTGCGTGTGACTGTTTCATCCACCTTGGCGATTTCACTGCGACTATATTGGATACCTAGGACCTTGCGGCGATTGATATCCATTGTTTCTGCATAATTGATTATAGTCTGTAGACCCATTATAGTTTCCTTATCTTGTTCTCATTGGTAATTCGCGGCGTGCCTGTTCAACTAGGCCAAACATAGTCATACGATTTTCTGCAAACAATGTGGCTACCGATTTGGCATCAACAGCATTGATATTGTAGTAATGATTATGTGTAGTTCCGCCACCAAGCATAGCAGATGTGTCTGAAGCATTGGTAACTGTTCTACCTGCCGCACCTGAGATTAATTCTGGTCCGCGTTCACCAACTAGAACTGGACTATTAGTAGTAACCATACCACCATCAGCGAATCCAAAGAATTTGCCAATGCTGGCCGCGATACCACTGAAGAATCCTGTGCCACTGGCATTGACTGCGGCATCTGCGGCTGATGGTTCATCACCAAAGCCCACTGCGGATCGAGGAGTGACTGGATTCTTGGCAGTTCCACTTAGACCAAAGGCTGTGGCTATGCCGCCAAGACCTAGTGAACTTAATAATCCACCTGCACTTGGTCCGCCAATCTCATTAGACAATCCACCCATCATATTGGCAAAGGCATTCTTCAACATTCTGTTTTCCATAGATAGGATGATATCGGCCACCATATCTTTGAAACTATGTTTGGTTCTGCTGGTCAATGCATCAATGGCCTTGTCAACTCCATTACTGAATCCTTCAAAGGCCATCTTACCTGCATCTGCGGCTGTGCCAGCATTATCTACAAACTTTTGCCAGGCCGCTGAAAATCCTACATCAAATGTGTTGGCTTCTTTGTTAAATCTTTCCTGTGCCTGTATTAGATCTTCATAGGCTTTTTTAACCTTTTCAATCACAGCGGCTTTTTGTTCATCACTGATAATGCCATTATTGGCATTTTTAAGTTCAGTGGTCATACGGGCGATATCGGCATTCTTGAGTTTTTCAATGTCAGCCAGGCGACGATCGGCTGTACTCATCGTCAATTCACTTAGTTTAACCTGTAGGTCAGCGATCTGTTTGCCTACATTAATATCTTCATCTGAAAATATTTTCTTTTGTGTTTGATCTAATTTACTCTGTGCCAATGATCCAGCGACCTTACCAGCCTGCTCACTCATTGATTTTTGTGCATCTTCTAGGATCTTGATCTGTGCTCGTAGTGTGCCGGCTGTTCTACTGATTTCTTGTTCAGGACGAGCGGCCTGTGCTTCTTTTAATTTTGATTTTACTTCATCAATCTTGGCCGCATAGGCATCATAGACTTTGGTAGATTCTTCCACAGTCTTTTGTTCAACAACACCTTTGGCCGCCATCTGATCTTGGATGGCAATTTTTTCAACAGCCCTGCGTTGATTCTCAATAAAATTCTGTGTGTTTTCTTTAATGGCTTCATTCAGACGAGCATATTGAGTATAAACCTGTTGACCAGCCGCACTATTTTTCATAGTAGCAACCGCCTGTTTATCTTGTGCATCAGCGGCTTCTTTAGCCTTTTCATTTCCTTTTATATTGGTTTCAATAAAATTATCCATAACTTTTTGAATGCCAAAAAATGCCGCAGTTGCAAGGCCTATTTTTAATATTAAATTAACAATGGCACCTAGACCTGTAGCATTTGCTACGGCCACTTCAGCCGCCGCAAAACCTTGAAGTGCAACAGTGCCTGCTCCTACTACTATTCTTAAACCTTCAAATGCTTTGGCTAATCCTGTTATTAAAATAATATTATCGGCTATTCTTAAAGCCATTAAAATATATACTAATTTTTTAATAGTATCTACCGCTTCTTCTACTGTTTTAGGAAACACTCCTAAATAATCTAAAAAACTAACAAATGGGTTTATTACATTCAATAAAGCAAGTTTAAAATTATTAATGGCCGTGGTTATTTTTACATAATTTTCATTAGCGGCAAATATTAAACCATTGCTTTTATCAAAGGCTCCAGAAGTTTCCTCCATATTTTTAGCGATATCGGATAAAGGAATACCACGGAAACTACGACTTAATAATTCAACTTCAATTCTTGATCTGGCGGCATTATCTGGCATTTCTGCCAATTGTTTAATAGTTTTTTCAAATAATGTTTTATCATCGAATTTTTTAAGATCATCTAATGTGATGCCTAGACGTTCAAATGCTACCTGTTGTTGTAGACCACCTTGTCGTGCTTGGTCTAATTTCATATAGAACATCTCAATACCAATCACAGCCGCCTTGGCACTACCACCTGCTTTAATAACTGCCTGTTGGAATTCTAATAATTGAGGAACAGTAAATCCTACAGCACGAGCAGTAGTTTCAATGTCATTTGCAAATTCTAATATTTTTTTGCCAAATTCTAAACCTAATATTCCTGTTAATCGACCTTCCAAACTTGACAGCATAGTGGTTAATCCACTAACTGAGGTTTTACTATTACCTAGGTTGTCAACTTCAGATTTTAATTTTTTTATCTTATTCTCAGCCTCAGTAAAATCCAAAGATTTAACATTAGCGGCTAGATTGGCCAATCCACTATTATTACTGCCTAATTTTTGTAATTCGGATGCTGTTTTGGCAACTGTGGCAGTTAGGGCATCAAATCCAGTACGCAATGTGTTTAACTGTGCACTGATGCCTGTAAATGCTTGGGTGGTATTGGCCCCTAGACTGCGCAGTCGATTTTCAGCATTGGTTAGGCCGGCAATCAGTTGACTGTCATCTAAGGTGACTGTAAAGGTTAAATCTGCCATTATTTGTTTCCTTCAAAATTCATTTTGCGTTTCAATAAATCTTTGGCAAATTTAAAAGTAGGTTGAGTCATACCCTTAGGTGCCTGCTCACTACCTCTCATCTTACCATCTCTAACCCCTCTACCTGCTTCCAATACCTGGGCATATTCATAATTGGCGTGTATGGTCTTGCCGTTAACATAGGTATGATCACGGGCATTACCCTTATCTCTGGGAGTATTTTTTATGAATTCTTCGAAAATGGTGCTCATAGAATTTTGAACCACGAGTTTGGCATTCCTAATCTTGGCTCTCATCTTGTCATCAGTTATTTCAACCTTTATTGCCATTTGTTTTTACTTTCTTAATAATACTCGCCATAACTTCAGGTTTGACCCTGGGGGGTTCGCCTCTTCTCTTTCTGTCCTTCTCGTTTTCATAACTTAATGCTATGTCGAGAACTTGCAAATCCAAGGTCGAAGCCCTTACGAGAACTTCTGATGGTAATAGGCCGTACCTATGTGCCATTGTATCCAATGTCACTGCGGTATATAATTCGGCACTGTTATCATCATAATCTCCCCCAGTTACTTTCCCAATACATCAACCAATTTGGTGAAGGCTGTCATTAGGACCTTGCTGGGCAAAATGTTTTCTTCACTGATGATGGTTGCACCTGTTTCATCTAGGATTAGATTCTTCATCAATTCTAGTAATACTTCTGGATCAGTACGATCACCAGTGGCCACTTTCAAGAATGTTGAAATAGGTTGGCGGTCGTAGGTATAGAATTCAATTGGCTCGCCATATTCCGTAACGGTGGCTTCATCATCGATGACCAATTTGATTAATTCGGGTTTTTTTGCTAGGTTCTTTAGGTTCATATCTTTATATCCTTGTTTTGATGTAATGTAGTAAGGCCAGAATGAATTTCTGTCTATTCTCTACTTTGTCTAGATCATCTTGTGCGTGGCGCACTTCTGCTAGACTCTTAGCCACTTCTGCCTCTAGGCTTTGGACTAAATCTTTGAGATTGTGATCTTTAAAATCCATAACTTCATATCCTTATAGTGTTATTTAATCTAATAGAGAAAAAGGGGCTACGAAAGCCCCTTTTCTCATACCTAATTCAATTAGGCGTTGGTGTATTGACCATCTACCTCGATGATTAGAGGAGATACCCATACTGGTTGGTCAGGAGTGACTTTTGGTGCCAAACCTGCCAAATAACCTGAACCAGTTACTTGGTTAGCAGTGCCGCCGCCCCAACCAAACTTGAAGTATACTTTCTCTTTCTGGTTAGAAAGATTGAATAGACCTTGGCTGATTGCTGAAGCATTGGTATTGACTGTCGGCCAAGTGGCACCATAGAATGTGGTGTCATCTAGAACCAATGTCAAGTTCACTGAGTTAGTTGCTGGGGTTACTGCGACCTTTTGTCCTAGAGCATCTAACTGTTTCCATCTGAACACACCGTTGTTGTTGGTAATTGTTACATCTTGTAACGCTCCAACCACTAGGTTTGTTGCTGTGGAAAAAGTAGAACTGGTGCTCAATGTTAGTGTAACAAAGTCCGCTGTTGCTGAAACATTAATATTTGCCATTTTATTTTCCTTTTATATGACTTGTAATCTCGTGAGATCGAATATGATTTTATACTGCTCAGAATTCTTGATATACTGCTGTTCAATGGTGTGTTCACGGAGGAAATAGTCTTTGAACAAAGGATCGTCAATGAACTGTTGGAATATGCCCAATTGATTTTCCACATAGGGACTATCTTGTTGGGTTACCACATACATTTCAATCTTATCCTTAATGCTATAGATGTGACCTCCAGGAGTAATACCATTGGCATTCTTCAATCGTTCTGCCTGATATGCACGGGCCGCATAGAAGCCTTCTGCTATCTGTCTCTCATTAGAGGGAAAGTTAGTGAACACTTCTAGATGATGCGTCCCAGTCGTAGTGGCCAAATAATTGGTCAATGTAGACTGGACCTGGGCTAGCGTGAATAGTGGCATTAGAAATATCTCCTATCGCCTTCAAAGAAGTTGACATCGGCTAACCAACTCTGTTGATAAATGCCAATCTCATTAAATCCTCTTAGGTTATAGAAATAACTTTCCTGGATTGCCTTAGACCACTCAAGTTCAAATCGTTTACGAGCATAATCTAGGTTGGTTGCATCTTTCTCGTTGATAGTTGAATTGTCTGTGATTAGGGTCATATAGAACATTTCTACTGCCTTAAACACTTCCAACTGTTGCAGAGTCTGATTGACCTTGACCAATTGTGCTGGATTAAATGCTGTCACTGTCTGACCTGTTGCCTGGCTTTGTCTATAGTAGAAAGCACCAAGAGTGCGTTCAACATAGAGAGGCCACCAGCCAAATTCAAACAAGTTTAACATTTCGATTGAACTCTTGGGATAAAAGGTTGCCAATAGTTGGTAATCCTGATCACCTGAATATACCTGTTCCATACGACGATAGCAGGCCTTATCGTAGAATTGCATAGTTGATGCATCTGCGGTTGAGATCCTGTTAACACCACCTGGTTGTAGGGTAGCATCAGTATAATTTAGAAAACTGCTTATTGCCATATTCTTTCTCCAAGTAAGGGGTCAACCTTGTGAGCCGACCCCCATTGATTACGCAATGTTAATTGCCAATCCGCGAGCCTGGCTTGTTACACCAGAACCAAAGTAGCCAAGACCTGTAATCCAAGTCTGTAAGCCACCGTCCTTGTCACCCATACTGATGTCTAGACCCTTGACCATTACAGTTGTAATAGCCTGAGGACCAATCGCGGCACCTACGCTGGATGCTGTTGCATAACCACCGTTGATAGCACGACCAGTAACGCTAGTCTGTAGGAATGTTGTGAAGATAACTGTGCAACCATATAGGTTACGCAACATACCTGTGGCCAACAATTCGTCACCTAGTGCAGTTAAACCAGCGTTTAGGCTAGTTACACCTGCTTGGCTACCTGGAGCATAAACAGCACCACCAGTTAGTTCACCTAACAAGCGTTGTTCTTCTGCTACGCCAAGCATAACTGTTGGACGACCTGGGTTACGAGCCTCTCTCCAAGCACGGATGATATTGCGAACTAGACCAGTTACTGTGTTGCTAGTAATGTTGGCGTTGACAATAGTTGCTGTGCTACCAGCGGCCAATAGACCTTGTGCGGCCATTGCCTGAACACGGTTGAAGCCGTCAGTTACAGGAGTAGAGGCTACAGAGTAATAGACCGCTGTACTTGTGTTGGCGAAACCTGCATTGCTGACATCACCACTAGATACATTGCTCGGGCTACCAACAAATGAGGCTGTAACACGCTGATCAACTTTTTCAGCAAAACTTTGACCTAGTTCTGTTCCTAGGTTAGCGGCTAAGTCGAACGCTGTTGTCCAACCTAAGAACTTACTGAAAGCAGTCTGTGCAACTGCTGGAGTTGCAACAACTTCCTTGGCAGTGATAGCCGCTGTCTGTTCAATGTTGGTTGTAGTAGAGTAAGTTGGGTTTACTCCGCTGTCTGTATAGTCACCATAGGACACAGGTGCCATATGTGGAACTTTGTAGGTATTACCTTGGTTAGGCATTACCACATTGGTCATATTGACCAAACCTTGTGATTCGTGTAGAACCTGAATTGCGCTGTTCTGGATAGTCTTTTCAAATGCGTTTGCTTCTCCAGAAGTACCGCCGATAAAATAAGCCATATTAGTCTCCTTATATTATATTAAACAATGGGCTTGTTAAATGAGACACTCATCCCTTTTAGGCTACGACCACCGATACCCTGCTGTTCTTTCCATTTCTTCCAACCTTCAAGGTCAGTAGATGCATCTGGAATCTCATCAGGACTACGAGTAACACCTTGGCTGAATCTAGATCCAGTGCCAGTGCGACCTTCGTCAGCCGCCAATTTAGGACGATTTCTCAATATATCTTGTGCCAACTGCTCTAGCGTGTAAGGATTCCCTTTTGAATCCAACTTCACGGAGCCGTTTGCGCCTTTAACAAAGAAGTTACCTGTTTCATCAAAGTCTAGATTAGACTCGAACAAATTGGTAGCAATATCTAACATATTAGGATCAAAGCCCTGGCGGATGGCCGTTTCTTTGATTTGGCTTTGAAGGCTGGTTCTACGCACTGCTTGATCTTTCTGTTCCAATTGTGTTTGGAGACCTTGGATCATTTGGCGAAGTTCTGCCATCTCACCACCCATCTTAGGTGTTGCTTTTACTTCCCTGGGCGTTTCGGAGCCACCGGATTTTGAAGTAACGATGCTTTCAATAAACTTAACTGCATCAGTAGTTTTGTTAAACTCCTGACCCAATACGCTACTCAAAGCCTTCAATACTTCCTGCTGGCCACTGCGACGAATAGCACCTAGATTAGGAGCATCATTTTGTTGACCGGCATCGATGTTGCCATCTTCTTGACTAACGGAGTCACCGACATTTGTGTTTCTATCCACGATATTTTCCTTTAGAGTTTTAGGGGTTCTACCCCGGGGTCTAGTTTAACGCCTTAGACTAAGGGCGAGAATTCTTTAGCGGCCCACGCCCAACATAACCAATTGACGAGCCAATGGATCGTTGGTTGTGACACCTTTATCTTGGATGGTTGAGTCAAAGATCTGATCTGATGTCTTGTCTTTTATAACCATTTCTTGTGCGCCAGCAGTGTTCATCCAGTCTGTGGTATTGGTCTGAGGTTCTGCTACACTTTGACCAATCAAGGCCAAATAGGCCGCAGTCTCTTCAGGTGGAGTAATCATCTTGATGACTTCACGATTAATAATGTCTTGCACCACAGCATTGCCAGCCGCCAATTGACTGGCTGTTTGCAGTAGGCTCATACGGAACTGTAGGTCTTTGTCTTCATAATCACCAGAATAGATGATATCGCCGACCCAGCGTAGATCCATCAGCATAGCGGCCAATTGTATGATCATCTTTTCAGCGGCTTCCAATCGGCGTGCTCGCTGACTTGCCTTGCGATGCAGTGCTCGACGTTCTTCAATGATTGAAAGACCTGACTGTGTGCCTGTTCTCATCGTTCTTAGGCTACCACGGCCCAAGAAGCCATCTAGGCGTTCAATGATACTGCTTTGTTGTTCACGGATTTCTTTGATGTCCTGTGTGGGGATATTGAATACTTCCATCTGATCCTTGTCAGCACGGACGATACCACCGCCACCTGCTGGTATGCGTAGGCCAGCCGCGGCACGGATTATGGGTTTGGAGAATCTGATGCTGTCATAGGCTTCACATTCCAATTTGAATATTTCACGCTGTGCATCCACTGCTTCTTGTAGATCACTGACACCTAGGTCATTGCGTCTTTGGTCTGGGCGGGCGATGACCTGCACAGCGGGGATTGGCACGCCCATTGGTAAGGTATAACTGTCTAGAGGACCAATCTGATCTTCTTGGTTGACCATATGCTCGTGCTTGACTAGGTAACGCTCGCAGTAGGTTGGATTCTTGCTGTCACCAGCATACCAAATCTTGTAGATGCTGGTATCAGCATCTTGATATTCTATGACCTTGAGGTATTCTAGGTATTGGCGACCATATTCGGTCCAATACTTCCAATCAATGACGTGCTCTGCTGAACAGACTGATAGGTAAGGGCGATTGTTCTTGGCCACTTCTGCTGGCAGGTCCACGAACACCCAGGACCAACCTTCGATACCAGCCAAGGATGCGGCCTGTTCCATAATTGAGGTGAATGATTCGCCATTGAGATCGGCATTACGAACAAAGTCGTGATACCAATCGGGAATTCCTACATCACCATTAGTAAAGCGGCTGAGAAAGGCAGGATGACGTTGTGGTTCTTCTTCAAAGATCACATCCACGATCTCATCAACTATGCTTTTGCAAATAGGCATCACGCTTACATTTAACAATTTGTCACGGAACAAGGCCGCATCCTCACTAGGACGCTTGATCAGCGTCATATTCTTAAATGCTGGCCCACCTTCATAGCCATTACGATAACTCTGCATCTGTCCCTGGATGGTCTGCATTAGGTGACTGCTGGCTCGTAATTGGCGGATGGATAATGTCATTGATTTTTCCCTAGGTTTCTTGCTCAGTTATTTAATCTAAATGGATATAACCCCAGCGGATATGAGGTTAATTCCAGGATTCTTCGCTCTGGTCTTCAAAGTTGCGTTTAATCAACCAATCCACAGTGGGAACACCGTCTACTGAACGGATCACAGTATTCTCAGTTAGGTAATCGTGTCCTGGTTCACGGTGATAATCATCAGTGCTGTCCAAATATTCTGGCAAGCCCGTGGTATCGTGTGCCATAGGAAATAGATAGTGTATACCATAGCGTATACAGTCGCCCAGACCGTCTATGTGTGCATACTTGGCATCTGAATACTTGACAAGTTTCTTACGCGATCCATCTTCATAATGATAGGTCTCTAAGGCATCTAATAACTTGGCCTCACCTTGCCAAATCTTAAGGCGTCCTTGGTTGATGAAGGCATTGGCTGAATTGTCCGTATCAGCGATCAAGGGATTGGATCTGCTGGTATTCAAGATGCGGAATCCATATTTCTCTAAGATGGTCTTGTCCGTTACGCCAAACTGTGAGGTGGTATCTCGGTTCAATTGGCTACCTGACATATCCATAATTGACTGTATGGTACGCTGTGGGAAGTCATAGCGTATGGCCTGTGCCATCTGTTCTGTGCCACAGTCTGCGATGGCATAGACCTTTAGGATCTCCATCTCACCACGATT